AGCACCATCGTTGCTAAATTCGCCTTGAACAGCGGTAATCATTTTAGCACCTTCTGGAGCGTCAGTTTTGATGTAGTAAGCATCATTTGAAGTTAAATGAGGATTTACAACAACGCCTTCAGAGAACAATCCCATGTATTTCATAGCATTAATATCGTTATTTGCGGTATTAACACGAAGTTGAGATTCAAGGATACGAGTTGCTTCAAACATCAAAGCAGATGGAACTTGAAGAAGAATTGGTTTAATTCTTGCTTTAATTCCTCTGTCGTTGTTTGTTTCTTTGATTTGAGTGCATAGTTCTTCTAAAGCTTCTTCGCAAAGGTCTTGCGGGGTTGCCAAAGTGTTAGAGAAAGCACCAGCACGGCTTGGGTGATCGGTAGCAAAGAATTTCTTTCCATCGCCAAAAGTGTAGTTTGAATCAAAGCCATTGTTGAAAAGATTTGCAACGTCAACTTCTTTAGTCTCGCGAAGAGAAGAAGAAAGATATTCGTTACCTTTAGCAACAACATCAAGATACTTGCTAAACTTACGAGCTTCCCAAGAAACTTGGAAACCTAGAGCGCGAGTTCTTTGATTGTAGGTTGAGATGTAACCTTGAGTCATTGAATCATAAGAAACACCAGCGCCTTCGTTTTTAGTATTGAAAAGACCAAAAGGGCTAACCAATACGTCTCTGTCGAATTGCTCGTCAGTAGTTGACATTTTAACCAATTTAGCGGCTAAAAGATCGTCTTCTGTGTAAGAACCCCAATAAGTAGTAATACCGGGTTTTAATGAAGTAGGAATAGTTCCTGTTACAATAATAGACATTTTTTAAATAAATTTTTAATTAATAATTAGATACCAACTTTGCCGTTGGCTTCTGTATGATTGTTAATAATAACAGTCCATTTAGCATGCTGACCAATAGCATTTTCAGGAGCGTCAAGAAGACGTTTGATTTTCAATTGAAAAGTTGCGTCAGTTGCTGGAGTGGTCGTGTCTAATTCAGCACCAGACAAGCCAGTTGCGGTTGAACCAGATTCAGCATAAACCAAATTAGCATTCAAACCAACAGAAGTAGCAGCTAAAGGTGAGCCAGCAGATTCTTCTTGAATTAAAAATTCTTGAAGTGGGCTGTCAGCAACAATAGCAACTCTTTCTGTAGAAGCTGTATTATAGCTTAAACTTAAATTGCTTGGGATAGCCAAAAAACCAATAATAACACCAGTAATTGGGTTATTATCGCCAGCAGTTGCTTTATTAATTTCTGGCAAAGAACCAGAATTAAAATAACGACCAGCAGAAGTGACTGCAACAGTGTTAGAAGTACCAGTTTTTACTACAGGGTCGCCGATAAACAATGCAGTTGCATAGCTTGCAGGAATGTAATAATAGTTTTTAGGAATCTCCACGAAAGGAGAGTTCTTAAGCGGCGTTAAGCCAGCAGGAGTATTAGCGTTAGCCATAGTTTAATTTAATTTTGTCTTGTTATGAATTTTTGTGAATCTTGTTTTACATAAGTTGAAGAACCGCTTCCCAAATTGACATTTCTCATTTTTTCTAATGCTTCATTGTTTTGGTCTTCTATTCTTTGTTTATTGTCTCTCTCAATTTGAGCATCCATTTCCTCAGAAATTTCCAAAGCGTATCTCATAAATGTTTCGCCTTGTTTATTTGTACCACCTCTTATTGGAGCAATTTCAATGCCGTTTTCATCGGTAGCTGGTCTGTATCCCAAATCGATCAAATTTTGAATGCGATTTGGAATGTTAGAAGAAACCCATCTGTTTTTAAAGCCGGGTTTCTTAGGTAAATCAGAATTTGCGCCATTTCTTTTTAAGGAAGTGCGAGGAGTTCTGATAAATTCTCTTCCATCAGGTAATTTTATTATTTCTCTATCTCTATTAGTAGGTCTTGCCGCTCTTGAATCTTCAATGTCTAGTCTTTCAAGAGAATGTGTTTTTGAATTTCTATTTGCTTCTTTCATGTTTTTTCCTCAATTTTTATTTAAAATAATCTTTAACGGCTGTTTGTTGCATTTTGGCAATTTTCTCTTTGTCAAAATTCCATTTTTTAGCAAAAAACTCGCAGCCTTTCTTAATGTCCGCAGGTAAATCATTATAAGAATGCTGTTTTCTAGTGTTTTGCATTCCTCTTACTCCTGATTCAACTCTAGGAGCTTTAGAAATGCCCAATTTATCACTAAAACGGCTCTTAATTTCTTCACTTACCAATTCTAACCTTTCTTCTAAAGAAATTTTTTCAGACAAAGTGCCAAAATATGCTGTTGCCGAAGCCTGCATAACTTTATCTTCATGAAACCAAGTGTTATCCGCAGTCCAGCTATCAATTAAAGATTTATCATCACGACTAATTTGATTTCTAGGCTGTTCAATTTCAGGCTCTTCAAAAGAAATTTTGTTTTTTTCAAGTTCTAAGCGTTGTTTTTGAATAGCTCTTACTTTGGAAACGTCTCCCTCCAAAATAGCTTGCTCTTCAGCCTCTTCTAAAGACTGAAACTTATTTTGAGTCTTTTCTTCGTAAGCAATTTTTTGAACATTTAACATAACGTCCATTTGCTTGCGGAGTTCTGCCATTTCCTTTTCAAGAGCGGTTTTTTCAGAAGCTAGTTTTCTATTTCTTTCATTAAGAATAGGAGTTTCCCTTTCTTGAATAGATAAAAATTCTTCTGCTGTTTTGTGAGGCTTAGGCGTGCCATCCTTAAACTTTCCTTTAAAGAATTTGCCAGTTCTCCAACCTCTATCCCAAGCGTCCTTTTCAGTATCAGACAAAGAGGCATAAAAAGCTTTTTCCTCTGTATTTCTGTCAACAAATTGGTTTTGTTGGACTGGTTGCTCTACTTCAGGACTTTCCGATTCTGACTCTTCCATATCCTCAAAAATAGGATTGGAAGGAGCTTCTTTTAAGCCAAAAAGCTTTGAATCGTCTATTGTTGTTGATTGATCGATTACTGGCATATTTCCTCATTTATTTGCATTGCTAAAATGTCTCTGTCTAAAATAGAGCGATATTCTTTTCCGTCCTTTGTTTGGTCTTTAGATATTCTATAACCGCAATAAGTAGGAATAATAATTTTATCACCTACACTTGGTTTTTCTTTCCAAGTGTTGTCATCAAAAGCTTTTGCACCAAAATCAATAATGGTAGCAATTGTTTTGGCTTGCTGCTGGTCTTCTAATGCTTTAGTTGGCAAAATAATTCCGCCTTTTGTTTTTTCTTCTACCGCATCGGGTAAAATCAAAATTCTATATTCTAAAGACTTCCAGCCAGAAGTATTTTTAATTTCCTTATTCACTCAAACCTCCATGAAATAAATTTAGCAATTCCGCTATTGCATTCTCGTCTTTTACGCCAAAGTAATTAGAAATTTGTTCTAATGCTTCGCAACCACCTAAGGCACTTATTACAAGGTCTTTGTTAAAATTTCCTTGTTGTCCAATATAGTTATGGGACATATTATCTAGCAACTTAACGCGTGAATTGGTTAAAATTCTTTTGAACTTTAACGCTGTCGGATCGTTCAACCAATCCTTTAACTCTTTCATTTCGATTTGATTACTCATGTTTTTACTCAAAGTTATTAATATTATATATCAGCAGAGGTTTCATCCTCCTTTTCTGTTTCGGTTGTAGGGATTTTAACTTGCTGATTCTCTAGTTTTCCTAGCTCTACTGCCGCTTTTAATCTTCTTTCTTCTTTGCGGTCGTTCATTTTTTCTAATTCTACTGCTGCCTTAAATTGCATTTCTTCTTTGCGATTGTTAGTTTCATTTTGCCTTGATTCGGCATCAATCATATTATCCAAAACGTCTAATTTTTCTTTTGTTTCTGCCATCTCGGTATCTTTTACCAATTTTCCAGCTTGGGCATAGTTTACCAAAACTTCGGAATCTGTTTTAGCTGATTCTTTCTGAAGTTTAATTTGATCTAATTGGAATCTATTAGCTTCGTTCTGCATATCGCCTTGTATTTTAAGGCGTTTAGTCTCTTCTTGCGCCATTGCAACTTCCATAACTGGATCAGGTTGCGGTTGTGGAGGAATAATAAATTTATCAAAGTTTTCAATTCCTGCGGTTTCAAAAACTGTTCTATGCAATAAAAATTGATCAACCATAGGAGAGCCAATAAAGCCCATTAAAAATTGAGCTTTAGCAAACTTCTGCATAGATATAACATTCTCAGGATTTGCAACTGGAACAATGTCATAACCTTTTAAACTAAAATCTTCTTTAACACTTGGGCTTTCAAAAAGTTTAATGTCTAAAATTTCAGCATATTTCTTTTGAGTTAAATATTCTGAATCTAATTCGTAAAATATGTTTATTTCTTGGCGTAAAGAATTGTAAATCCGCATAAAAACAGACTTAAATTGCTTTTGTCCTTGTTCAGCCATTCCCATATAAGTAGTGGCGGCAATGTTGCCCGCATTTTCACCAGTCAAAACATCTCTTAAAGAACCAAGCTCTTTTCCTGCATTGACTAAGAATTGCATCAATACAAATAGCGTTTGTGAAGGCTCAGGAACTGGCAAAGGAACAATTGCATCGCGAATATTGCCGCCAAAACTATCAACCATTTTCCATTCAGCAGGGCGAAAAGGTTTCATTCCGCCAGCCATGTTTAAAGACTTAGAGATGAAGCCACCTCCAGTATTTTGAAGCGTTCCAGCGTCTGTTAATTGGTTAATCGAGCTATTGATTGCTGAGTTGATGTTGAATAATAAATGTCCTAAGCCAACGCCATAAAACGAGCCATCAGGAGAAGATGTAAAGATATAGCGAACAAAGAAATTAATTGCTTTGATGCTTTGAATTTCACCTTTTTTGTTTTTCTTAACGTCTTTTTCGTGAAATCTTTTGATTAGTTTTACAAGTTTGTTTGAAGCTTTGTGAATTACTGCAATGTAAGGTTCGGCGTAACCATCATTATCTAAATCAAATCTTGTGTGTTGTTCTAAAAACAAAACTAAACCAGCTTGCGACTCGTCAGAAGTTCTTTTTTCATCATTTTTATCAAGACTATTTGTATCTGTTGCTGAATCCACGGCATCAGGATCAAAATCAAAATCAATGTAATCACCAGAGCGAATTGATGAAACTACCTCTTGCGGATATTTTTCAATCAAATGTGTTACTGGAGCTTCAAAAGAAGGAGCAAAATCATTTATAATTAACTTGTCAGGATAAACTAAGTGAGAGCAAATCTTTTGCTCGTTTGAGTCATAATAATCTTTTTTAAACATCGTGCCAAGCGAGCCAAGAGCATTAAACAGAGCATCCATGTCTTGCTCAAAGCCTTCTATTTCTTCGTTCAACTGATAATTCATAACAGTTGCAATTCTTTGTCCGCGCTTAAGTTTAGCACCTACGTTTTGAATTGCTGGCAAGCCTGTTTCATCGAGTGTCGCAATAGAGCCGTCTTCGTTACGCATCTCATTGCCCTCAAAGTCTTTCATCACTTCGCCATCATCATTGCCAATTACTTTAGCTTTTACAATGTTTCCATCTTTGAAAATTTCGGGGTAACATTT